GCTGGCTCGCCTACCCTTCTAACAAAGGCCAAAAGCTGGAGCCCGTCTCCCGTATCGAGTTCGCCCGCGCCGTCGCGCATCTGGACTCCCTTGTCGAACCCGATCCTGACACGGGGCGTCTGATCCCGCGGCGCAAGGTCACGCCCGATGGTCGCCAAGTCTTTAACAATCAGACTGGCCAACCGCTTCTGTCATGGCAAGAAACACTAACCCAAGAGGAACAGACCTGGATCAAACTGCAAAGGGTCTTGTGCGCGATCGACTTCTGGTACTGGGTCGAACGCGCCGTCTGGATCAAGGACACGGACAACCGAACTGTGCGTATGAATCTGTGGACCTCGCAGTCGATCTTCCTCAACATCGTCGCGGAGATGGAGGATTGGGAGATCGCAATCTTCCTTATCATCCTCAAGGCTCGCCAACTAGGAATCTCGCGCATCATCACACTGATTATTCTGCACCGGGTCGTGTTTGACTCCAATATCAACGCATACCTTGCCTCATCGACCGACAAAAAGACGCTCAAGCTCTTCAAACTGATATCGTTCGTTCTGGTCCGTATGCCTTTCTGGATGCAGCCAAACAGCGGGCAACCCGGCAAACTCGGCAAAGTAGATCAAGCTGGTAAACTGCTGGAGTTCTTCAATGGATCAGCAATCACTATGGAGCACGGTCAACAGAGCACGGGTATGGCCCGCGGCGACACCCCCAGCATCGCGCATCTCTCGGAGTTGGCCGAGTTCGATGACCTGACCAACCTTGTGGACTCAGCGCTGCTGCGTGGTATGCACCCTAGCCCCAGAGCCTTTCTTGCTCTCGAAGGAACCGCCGAAGGAATCAACAACCCTTGGCACAACAAGTGGGAGACCGCCAAGGCTGATTGGCCGCAGCGCCGTGGAAGACTTCGACCGCTTTTTCTTCCGTGGTTTGTAGGCGGGCTCTACCCCAAAGAGGTAGACTTGCGATCCCGCCCGGTCCCGACCGACTATTCTGCCAACATGGCGCCTTGGGCGATCGCTCATGCTCGCATGGCGGAAGAGTACGTCCACCGCACCGACTATCTGTCCAAGCAACTTGGTTCCAATTGGTCGATGCCGATCGAGCAGATATGGTACTACGAATGCGAAAGATCGAGCGCGATCAAAGAGAACCGGCTGAACAAGTTCCTTCAGGAGATGCCGGCCAACGACGACGAAGCGTTTCAGTCTAGCAACATCACGGTCTTTGACGTGGACACGATCAACTTCTACAGGACCAACACCCATTCACAACCTCTGTGGGGCGTGTTCGGATTGCGCGGTCCTACCGAGTTCGTAGCGCCCCGGTTGCAGCCCTCTGAAGTGATTGTCAACCCGAACCTGCCGCCGATCCCTATCGTTTGTGAGGCTGGCGGCGGCGTCTCGATTCCGTTTGAACTGGTCCCCTTGCGGTTTGAAGGTTGGTCGCTCGAATCGGATAGTTCTAAGGGTTCGATCGACAAAATCTACGTGTGGGAGCCACCCATCGAGGGGTTTGAGTACGGGTTTGGCTGCGACACCGGAGACGGGATCGACAAGGACCGGACCTGTATCGAAGGCGCGCGCAAATACTCTCTTGAAGGCCCTACCAAGCAAGTCCTGGAGTTCTCTTCCGGTCACATGAACGCGCTCGATGCATGGCCGTTCCTGCTTGCACTCGGCACATGGTATAGTGTTCCTGATCGACACGGAACCGTTCGCCAGCCCCGGATGGCGATCGAGTGCAAAGGCCACGGCGATCTTGTCCAAAACGTGCTCCGTCTCATGAACTGGCACAACTTCCATCCCTGGAACGACCGCAAGATCGACGACCGGCACATCGATCTGGGAAAATATAACAAGATGGGGGTCTTTACGAATCTGTTCTTCCGCCGCGCGCTGATCGAGATGATCGTGAAATCATTGCGCGACGGCGAAGTTGAAATTTGCTCGCCGTTCTTCGTGAAAGAAATGCAGTCGCTTGAAGGCGACGAGATGGTGCAGGAGTTGCGCGCCGGCTACGGCGGTCATGACGACCGGATTATGGCGTTCGGGTTCATTCTCTCTTCCTTGTACAAGTGGGACCCGAACTACTGGAGGGCCGCGAAGGTGATGGCGTACAGTGGACGCAACCCGGCGCACGCGGTCTATGACAACTCGCTTCTGTTAGGCGGGGGTGGCGCCGCCGCCGGGGGTCCGCCTGTCAATCGGTCATCCTCTTCGGGACAGTATGCGCCTTGGATGTTCGGGGCGCAGTCGGACACGAGCGGGCTCAAGTGATGGATTTGTGTCCGGTTGACAATCGTGCATGGTAGGTTCATTATTGTGTCTATGAAAACTTTGATCGCTATCTTGCAGTTGATCCCGTCCATCATCGCTGCCGTCAAAGCGGCGGAAGAGTTCATCCCGCTGCCTGGACAAGGACAGTCGAAACTCGACTTTATCCTGGGCGTCATCACCGACACATACGAGGATGCCAAGGGTTTGATCCCGACAATCACCAAGATCATCGCTCGGATTGTGAATCTCGCCAACGTGACCGGCATCTTCAAGAAGTCGTAGGGGGGGTTCCGGGCGTGTCTCTCATGGGCATCAACGAGGATAAGTTCGCCGCCGCGCTGGTGGATGAGGCCCGCGCCAAGCTTCTGCCCGAGTTTCTGAAATTCCTGGAAGAACTGAAAGCGGGTTCGATCACATTTATTGGGACGATCGCGGGCGTGACCGTGCATGCCACGGTCAAACTCGATCCAAAGGAGAAGTCATGAGCCAGTCAAGTTGGAAAACAACCATATCAGGCATCGTCTCGGCCTTCATGTCGTTCATCTTATTCTCGCACGTCCTGCGGATGATCGAATGGCCGCAGTGGGCGCTGGCGGTAGCCATGTTCGCCCTCGCCGGCGGACTGCTCTCGTTTGGCATCTCGGCCAAGGACTACAACGTCACGGGCACGGGCGGGAAAAAGCTGTAGAGCTGTGGACTTGGATCTGTTGTGACCTGGCGCGCATTCCAGTCTCGGCATCTGAATGGTGGGGATTACGACCCAGAAACCCGTATCCTCACCATTCAGTTTGTGAACGGCGCGATCTACAGGTATGCTGGGGTACCTCAGACCGTGGCGGACACGCTCTTTCAATCAGGAAGCTCACGCGATTATTTTAACGACCGGATCAAAGGCGTGTACCCATACGCCAAGGTGGCGGACGGCATGACCAGAAGCGGAAGACCCAGCCGGAGGACTCGATTCTAATGCCCATGATCTCGTATCGCTGCCCGGACTGTGGCGCCGAAGACGATCACTTCCACCATCGAGCATCCGATGCGCCAGAATCAATTCAGTGCCGGGGTGTCAAGCTAACCAACCCAGAACCGCAGCGGATCGAGCACAAGATCACGAACCCGGACGGCACGGTCACGGTCGAATACGAGCTGGTTGAGCCCGCCCCCATCATGTCCGTTTGCGCGGGCACGATGCTCCAGCGCACGGCCTATCTTGGCGAGCTGTACGCCCGCCCGGCACGCGGGTTTGAACCGCTGGTAATCTATCAGTCCGCATCCGACCCCACCAAGTTCTCTTTTCCGGGTCGCAACAACGAACCCACCGACGCCGGTTACAAGCGTATCGAGATCACTTCGATGCACGAGTACAACAAGATCGCCAAGCAGATCAACAACATCGAGATCGCCAAGATGAAGGATCACCGCTCGATGCACGAGTTCTACTGGAACCAGCGTAGGAAAGCGTTACGCGATCATGTGAACGCGCGGATCAGGCACTCACCTATGCTCGTCTCTCTCGCGCGTCTCATCCGGGCTCGTAGCGACCGGAAGACGGAAGTGCGATATGGAAAGGCTTTGGACGCACACTTTCACTCTCAACTGTTGGAGTTCAACCAGGGGAACATTCAGGACTGGTGTGCGGAGGACAGTGGCGGGCGGCACGGATGGAAATCTCAGAGGGCAAAATGAACCAAACGAACACTCTCATTCAACGTCTCACGAACGCGATCTTTCGCCAGGAAGGAATGCCCGCCGACCACCACAACCCCGGCAATCTCCGTTCTGCTCCTTGGATCAAGAACCCAATAATCGCTCGCGGTTTCTGGCAGCCAACCTCTCGTGCTGAAGGCGTGGCCGGCGCGGCGCACTGTGTTGCCTTGCGAATATCCAAGGGCCAATCTCTTGTTCAACTGATCTCCGCGTGGGCGCCACCGTCAGACAATAATGACACGACGGCTTACATCGCGCACGTCAAAGAGTGGGCGGCGATCCCCGACGAGAACGCGCCGCTCTATAATTTCCTGCTCGATTAGGGGATTAGGAGTATATTTGTCTTATGGCGCACCATCCCGGCAGCGGCCCGATCGACAACGCCTACCTGTGCCCCGCTCCGTTCGAGCTTGACCGCAACCGCGGCGAATGGAACCCGTGCTCGCCCGAAGAACTCTTCGCTTGGTCGCAACAAATGCTTGCGGACTCGCGGTCGTACTTGCGCTTGCAACCCGCCTACAAGTACATCGCTGAAGGCATGGATATCATCAACGGGGATTTCCTGGTCACCGACGTTCAATCTCTCTCGAACGTCAAGACCGAATCGACCGTCCGCAACACCCGCGAGATCGTGGCGGCGCAAACCAACCTCCGTATCATCCCCGCGTTCAAGTCCGAAGCCGAACAGTACCGCGACCAGAACGCGATCTTGAACAAAGGCTTCATGGCGTGGCAGAACATGACGTTTGCCGACCGCGCCCTACGTAAGTGTTGGCAATGGGCCTGTGTCGGCGGCACAGGTTATGTTGGCCCGCGTTACGACCCTAACTACTATTGTCGCGGCCAAGGTGACATCGTTTGGGACTCGTATGGACCGTTAGATGTTCTGCCCCTGGGTCTTCCTCCAAGTCTGAACATACAAGGCGCATACGCTGTCGCCCTTCGTAAGAAGATGCCGATCCATCAGGTATGGCGGATGTTCCCCCTGCAAAGAGACAACATCAAGCCTAACCGCGTAACCACGATGGGCAAGGGAATGGTGATCGCCCAAGCGGTCAAGTTCGCCTCGGCAGTGCTCAAGCGTTTCGGTCAAGGATCTCGGTCTCCCGAAGAGGCTTCGACGTGGGACACGACCGACGTTTACTACATCTACGTCGATGACGACTCGGTGAACGAAACGGATCACCCGATGGAGATCATGGGGCCGGATGGCCAATGGGGCACGTCCTGGTCTTACACTGTCCCGTTCGTAGGGCAGAAGATCCCGACCGGACGTATGTTGCAGGGAGGCGTTCAGGAGTTCAAAGCAGCGAAGCGCGCGGATTGCTTGATCTATCCCAATCGGCGCCTTGTGATCGCAACCGACTCTTGTGTTATCAATCCAGCGCCCGAACACCAGTCGTCCTACCGTTGGGACGGACACGTTCCGATCGCTCAATTCCGCGCGGACGATTGGGCATGGAACTTCCTTGGGTTCCCGGTCACTCGATACGGTCAATCGCTTGAAAAGTTAGGTATCGAACTTTGGCGCGGAATCGGCGACAAGATGAACTTGTCCCTGAACCCCAGCGCGTTTTTTGATCGTGGATCGAGCGCAACCTCGATGCTTCAGACCACAAACCCGCGCATCCCCGGTCTGCGTGTCCCGCTTGATATGGCGCTCAACAGCGCGAACAACCAATTCGTTCCGATGCTGCCTTACCAGTGGTATCAGATCGACCCTGCGATTATTGAGACCGTGGCCAAGATCCTGCCGGCGATTCTGAAAGAACAGATGGGTGTCGCGGACGTATCGGCGATGGCTCGCGCCCGGCAACTGCCCAGCGGTGACTCGACCGAGAAACTGTTAGAGGCGATGGGACCCTTAGTGAAAGACCAGTCTCGTAACATGGAGGAAGGTGTCCGCGCCCTCGGCGAGATGTGGAAAAGCGACTGGTTCCAGTTCGCTACCGCCAAGCGCCGGATGCAAATGTTAGGTCCCGAGGGCGTGACCGAAGAAGACTTCGATTTCGATCCCGGAACGCTAATTCCCGTGACTGAGGACCCGGCTAATCAAGATTCGTTCGTTCCTATGGCTGATGGTCCAGGCGGGTCTTGGTCTTACAACCCCGCCAATCCGGACGTGCGCATGCCTAACCTGTCTGTGAATGCGTTCGAACGAGCCCGTTGGCACAAGAACAACTTCGTGTTCTCGGTCACCCCGTACAGTCTTCACGAACTGAACAGTACGACCCGGAAGCTCTTTATGTTGCAGCTTATGAAGGCTGGGTTCCCGCTCTCCTGGTGGACACAAG